TAATTGGTAAGAATATTTTACCTAGAGTTGAACCTATGGTTTTTGCAAATTTCATGATAGGTTCAAATCCTGCCATAAAAGGTTTTAGTGCGTCTGAGCCAGTTTTGATAGCACCTAGACCATTTTTAATAGGATTAATAAGACCTCTTACGGTATCTGCTATAGTATCAATAATAGTAAATCTTTTAAGTATACCACCAGTTACTTTTGATGCTTCAGAAATTTTAGTTCCAACACCACCAAACTTAGTAACAATATCATCTATTGCCATGAATACTTTATTATTTTTGAGTGCAGTTCCAATCGCAGTAAATTTAGTGCTAAACGCATTTTTAATACCAGCGAGTAAATCATCTATACTGGTAATAAATTTTGAGTTTTTTATACTAGTTCCAAGATTGGTAAATTTAGTACTTATACTTTTTCTTACACCAGCAATTAAATCATCTATAGCACCAACAAATTTTGAGTTTTTAATTTTTGTAAAGATATCACCAATTGGTTTAAAGATGCCTTTAATTTTGTCTCCAGTAATTCCAACTATTTTTCCTAAAGCTTTTACTTCAATTCCAAGTTGTGTGAAAAAACCAATGAGAGCTGCAAATGGAGCTGCAATAAGACCAGCAAGAATACCAAGACCCATTAAACCTTTATCTTTTAAACCAGCAAGACCATTTATAAGACCTTCTTGTATACCTAAAATACCATCACGAATATCTTCAAAAAGAGCTCTTTGAGTTTCATCATTTCTAGCTTGTCTTGCTTCGGTTTCTACGTCTGCTGATGCGTTTGATTTTTCAGCTGCGAATGAGTTTTTTAGTGGAGTGGATACAGCAGTAAATAGTTTTTTAGTAACAGCGACACCAGGCAAACTTGCAATACCAGCTTGCATTTGTTTTAGAGGTGCTAATAATGCACCAGTAAATGGTTCAACTGCACTTTTCAGCTCTTCACCAATTACTTTTGCACCTTGTTTTTGACTCTCTTTTAGTGCGTTAATTACACCTTGACTATTTTCTGCCATTTACTTACTTCTTTTTATCTGCATATGCGTTTGCACCAAAGAAACCCATAACGATAGCAGCAACTGAAACAAAATAAGTTGCAGCCATATCACCTAGAATCTTAGACGCAGTATCTAATCCAATCAAGTTTGCAATCACTACTGCAAACGGATATAACAACATACCAAACAAGGAAAACCAAGCCATTTGACGCATTGCATCTCTACGAGCATCGGCATCCTCAAGTTCTTTTCTTTTAAATTCCAAATCCATCTCCATTTCTTGTTTTGAAATGTGACCATCACCATTAGTATCTTTCTTTGCGACCTCTGGGTCTACAGTTTTTACTGTTTTGGTCATTACTATCTATTCCTTTTTTCTCTCTCCATGCGCTCTTTTTGTTCCTTAATATAATTGGATAACATAGTTGCGTATATTTCCCTTTCCCACGGCATCATATTATCTAGTTCTGTCAAACTGTAACCGTAATGAGTTACCATATTAAAATTAATCTGAAAATACGCTCTCAGACTATCATGTGAAAGGGCTATCCTAAAAAACTTTGCATCCCCTCAAGCACTATATCATTTTCAACACCAGTATTTGGATTAGTTACCTTTACAGTATGTTTTAATTTAGGCATAGTTGTAAAGAATTCCGTAACCTTTTCAAATTGACCAGTTGTCATCTGTTCAATAAATTCAGACAACTCTTTTTTATTCATGTCATCATACACTTCATTTTCATCAAATATATTTTCTAAACAATCTTGAATAATACCAAACGTACTTTCCATTGTATCCATTTTAGTTAAATCATAACTTAAAATTTGTTTCATGGTAGGATGTCTCATAGTCATACCAATCTTATCAGTAATCATAACAGTATTGGTATGTCCTTCTGTTCTGACAATACTGATATCTTCAAGATTAATTGTTACTGGTACTTTAGTTTCTCCATCATCTGGACAAGTAACAGTGATATCAACAGTTTCACCCACAGATTTTTGTCTAATCTGTAAAAACATATACTCAATATCATAAGTTGGTAAGACTTCAATCATATCATCAAGTTTACCAAACGTACAGTTTTTGATAATATCAATAACTGCTTTAGCTTGTGAAGATGTATCTTCACTCTCCATAGCCATCATCAAGATTTTTTGTTCTTTAACCAAAAATGGTCTGAACTCAATTTTTTCCCCAGTTGATGGAAGTTCCATCTCATAATTTGGGTTATTCAACACGGGCAATGCCATAATTTATTCTCCTATATTAATAATTAAAATAATCGCCTCAATACTGGTGGTAATCTTGTTTGTACTTGTCTTAGAACAGTATTTTTCAATATGTCTTGCAATGTACTATCAAGAGCCGCCTTCTTTGGTTCAGTTGCAATATTTCTCCAATATCTATATGCTAACTCAACCGAAACTTTTTGTATTTGATTACTACTTCCATGACTGTATGCAAGTGCAGCTACAGTCTTTGGAAATACTTCTTCTAGTTTACAACCATAAGTTCTTTCATCTTGTTCATTCAATTGGTATATTTCAACTGAACCAACATATTCTTTATAATAGTTAATGTTGTATGTATCTGGATTGTATGTAATCTTTTGCCAGTCCTCAAAGAAATATCTTTCTGCAAGGTCAGAACCACAGTAGAAAGTTGCTTCCACTGGTGCAAATGTTTGTCCTTGAACTATTTCGTGGGGTGGGCCATATATGTTACCATTCATTTGTGTTCTTAGATTTTTGCCTGGAATGGAAATAGAATCACAACGAAATGATATTCTTCTTGCAGTTTCACCACTTAATTTTGATAATACATTTGTTGCCATTGCAGCTTCACCAGCGCCTTGAAAATCACCACTAGTAACACCAGACGGTAACAGAATAACTACTTCATAACGATTTGCTTTTGCATATCCATCTCTAGATGCGTTATGTGATAAGAACGCATTGAGTGAACCAAATACTGCACCACCAAGAACATTTGAAAAATTAAATCTTGACATTAAATCATCTTCCTAGAATCTGCCCATACTTGTGTATCAGATGCTTTCTTGAACCTTTGTACTGGTAACATAATTGCAGTGAGATTATCCTCTGGTTCTATCTTTAAACACATTGACCTTAAATATCCAAACAAATACCTTTTAATTGTAGGTTTAGTTAATCTACTTCCTTCAACTGCACTTACACTTAATTTATCTTGACCAGCTGCATCTAACAGTCTTGCTCTTAACGCATATGGTAGGTAATGGAAGTTTAATCCATAGAACCCTTTTTCTGCTGGTTTCAAGTACATTATAAGTGGAAATGTATCATAATATGGTAACTTCTTTGCAAACTTTGGTGCATAGATAAACATATTTAGGTGTTTTGGTGTAGGTTGTTTACTTAACTTTCCAGAACGTAAAAGTTCTGCCGTATTCGGAGTACCAAGTTCCTTAATACGATTACGATACCATTGAAATGGTTCTGTTCCAGTTTTTATCTGTGCAGATATTTTATCAAAATAAGTTTCTTCAGCCATTAGAACCAACCCATTGCCATTTTAGTTTCTTCAGGCACCATATCCATATTGAATGGTGGTTGAAAAGTACAATTTGCAATAGACTCTTTTATACCATCAACCAGACCAGCTTTCTGAATATCTTGATTAATTTCATCTGCCATTGGACAAAATGCACTTGTAAGAGTATGTGTTATTTTCACTACAGTATTATCCTCTAATATTTCTATATCATATATCAAACCCAAATGAATAACAGAAATACTAGGCATTTCTGGGTCATAAACTTGTTCTAAGTTCTTGACAACTTGTGCCATGATTTCATTTCTTCTTTTATTCATATAGATATTTATATCATCAATTCAACTTCAGTTAGGATAATAAATTCCATATTTCTATCTTTACAATACTCAATTGCATTTTTCCACTTTGCATCATTGATAGCCCAAGTACGAACTTCATTAAGATATTTCTTAGTTTTTCGTGAGGGCATTTTAGGGGGTCTACATTGTGATTTGGGTTTAACTTCAACCACCCATTTTTTAGTTCCTTTTGGTGTTTTTACCTTAACATAGAAATCTGGGAAGTATCTGTGCATTTTACCATCTAACGGTGAACGATATGGTACAAAGAATTCTTCTGAACCCCATTCCAATATCTTTTCATTACGGTCACAATATACCATGAACTTTCGTTCCCACAAACTTCTATAAATAATATTAGAAGGGTCACCCCTATATTTTTTTGGATATGTTGGTATATATCTTCCACGGTATGCCATGATTATTCACCTAAATAGTATGTAACTAAGGATATTTATAAAGATGCGAGGATTCCTAAACGAAATCAAAAATGTTGCAATTAATCGTGCAACAAACAGACTCAACAATGTTATTTCAGATGCATTGGGTGGTGGACGTACAACTAATCCAGGCGGCCGAGGTGGGGTTGATAGAAGTAACTATGCAAGTCTAAAACCATTTAGAGGTAAACATATATCTTATCCAGAAGATTTAGGTTCAAATGACCAAGGACACTACGTTGTATTTCATATTAACGAACAAGCAAATGCAAACGTAAAATTTAGTCAAGGTAGGAATGTAAAGAAAGCATCTAGTTACGGTGGTAACGAACTCAAAGATTTAGATGATGGTGGTATAACTGCTATGGGAGATAATACCACTGTAAGTGTTCCCACAGCTGCAACTAAAAGACT